CTAACGCCTTTGGCGCTGTGTGCATCTCCAGTGCTTAACTGAAGTCCTGCTGCCTTGCAACCAAAGCACACATCTGGACCGCCACACTTGGTGTGGTCTATGAAAAGGTCCTGTGATGCAAATGGAACTGGAGAAGTTTCCTCACAGTTCACGCATCCATACTTTGTAGCCTTAAAATCGTGAGTGTCAGTGAATCCCCATTCAAGCACCTTACTGATATGGTCACACATTTATATCGTCTCCACCGTGTATCCTGCTGCCTCTAGAGCAGTCTTTTCTCCAAGGCTTACCTCGTATGAGTAGCCACCGATATATGCTTCATCAGCAGCATCGACCTCTTCTGAGGAGGGGAATCGAACTTCGTAGTACTCTCCGTCTACCTTCAGGACAGTTATGCCCCTTACAAGCCTGTAACGGCCGAATAGACGCCCTTCGCCAGCAGGTCCTTCGCTGACTGTGGGTGTTGTGAATCTATATGCCATTTGACCTCCTAAGTCCTTTTACTGATGAGTAGGGGTTTCCCCCTACCCACCCGTCTAATTACTTAGACTTTCTATTAACGAATAGAAGACGATGTTTCGATGCGGTATAGAGCATCCTGGCGGTAAACAGCCCAGTTAATCATACCGTGCCATCCGACTGGACGGAAACGGTTCAACTTGTCAGTGATGTTACCAAACTCAATGCCTGGTTCCTTCCATACTGCTTCAGCAAGTGCTTGCTGTCCGAGTACGTAAGTGTTGTAGACACGAGCCTTAGGTGTAACTGTAAGTGTGTTTGTTCCAACAGTTCCTGAGTTAGCAACAGACACAGTGAATGTTGTGTTTGTAGCGCCAACTGAGATTGCTGTAATCAAAGCACCTGAACCTACGTTAGTACCTGAGATAGCATCGCCAACCTCAGCAAGACCACCGAATGCAGCGTTTGCTGCAACGATTGTGAACTCGCCTGAAACGCCTGATACTGCAGGAGCAGTAGCAAGTGCAGTGCCAGCAGCACCTGAGATTGAGTTTGTCATACGTGGTGTCTCGATGAAACGGACACCTTCCCATGCGCCAAGTTCACCAGCGAATAGTGGACCAGCATTTTGGTACTCATGTGGTGTACGCCAGATGTTGTTACCTGTCTCTGTACGGAGGTCATGTGAAACTTCTGGGTGGATGTATGAAACATACATTCCGCCACGAGTTACAACGTTGTTAGCACGCAACTTTGTTACAGCGTAACGAACGTCGCGTCCCTTGAATGTGTCTGTTGCTGTGATTGTGTTCTTAGCAGCAGTTGTAGAAAGTGCACCAGCAGATTCGCGGATGACGTTTGTACCTGCATCGAGAACAGCAGCAACACCATTGTCAAGTGTTGTAGCCATGTTGAATGAGACTGCGTTTGCAATCCATGGGTCAACATCAGCAAGTGACATGAGTGACAACTTGCGTGTTGGGAGTACTACGCGACCAAGTTCCTGCTGTGTAACATCAAGAGTTGTGGTTGCTGGTAGTGCTACTGCATCTGGGTCTACAGTTTCAGCGAGAGTCGCACCAGCAATTGTGGTGTCAGAAATATCGTTGTGGAACTGGAAACGGATTGAAGAACCGTCGTGAGTTGGGTTTCCGACCTTCTTGTCCGCGATAGCGCGGAACTGTGGCACTGAACGAAGGTTGAGTTCAATCAACTTATCGTAAGCCATAGTTACAAGATTGGAACCTAAACCAGAGGTTGTGGTTGAAAAGACATCTGCCATTTGGAGATATCCTCGCTTTCTGTTTAGTTAGTGTGCGGTTGTTTTACTGACCGCTGAGGATGGATAAAATTTCTTCTTCTGACTCTGCTCCCGCAATGCGGTTCATTAAGTCATCTGAAGCAGCGGGTGTGTCTGCGCCTGTTAGCACTGAGTCCATCTTCCGTAGGGAATTAATATCATCTTGGTTGACGGCTGGTTTTTCAGATGGTGTATATCCGAAGACATCACCATTGCTGTCCAGCCATGCGCTAATAGCATCTTCAGATGCCTCGATATCAGATGGAATAAACTGTGCAATCTTTTGATTGACACCCTTGGACGTAAGTACGTCCTTTAAAATCCGCTCTTTTTGGGACTTGGTTAATTCACCATATGAAGTTTCTAGTTCCTTGTTCTTACGCTGTTCAGCCTTTAGAGCCTTACGTAGTTTCTTAACGAGGTCTGTATCCGATTCAAATCCACCTGTAGGTGTATCTTCGTCTTCTTCTTCATCCCAGTAGTTGTCGCGGTTATCGCTCATGCGATTGTCTCCCTTTTTAGTAGTTGTCGCACACCTCAATTCAGACGGGGAATCTGTCTTGGCTTGTACTCTCGGTCTTGTACGCCCTCTGAGGCCGATAGATTCAGAGGGGATTCTTTTATATTAGCCCTGTAGTGCTTGTTGCTCCAAGAGAGCCTTGAGTACTTCCTGCTCGACCTTGGAACGCTCTAATATTTTGTTCGCCAAGTCTCTTGCGTCGCTCAGAAGGCATAGCCATAAATTGTTCGGCTTCAAGTTCTGACTGAATCATTGATTGACGGCTAGCCTCTGTTGTGGCTGCTCCTCTTTCATAAACTCCTGAAAGCATTGTTGTAGGCATAAGTTGTTCGCCAATTGTCTGGAATGCCTTAGAAGCATTTGCCTCAACGGTTCCTACTCCAACTCCAGCATCATTAGCACCAGCAAGAGCAGCAAGTTGCTTCATCTTGCCAGCATCAAATGTAATTCCGTAAGAAGCGCGTTGTAGTGCCTGCTGAGAGAATGCTGCAGTCTTCTGGTTAATTTCAAATTGTTTTTGACCGATGCTGTTGTCTGCATAGAAATCAATAAGACCCTGGGCATCATTGATGTAGCCAAGTGCTTTAAGTGTTGCAACTTTATTAGGGTCAGCAGCAAGTGCTGCGACGCCGTACTCTGCAAATCGTGCATCAAGGTCTGTAATCTTAACACCATTGGAGATGAACTTCTGGATGCTATCTTCGCTTGCATATAGCGGACTGCGACCAGTTTTTGCAACTAAGTCTTTTACTCCAAGTTTGAAAGCCATTAGTTCTTTTGGAGTTGGGAGTTCTTGACCATTCTTAGGAGCAAACTCTCTAAGGTAGGTGTACTCCTTGTAGAAAGGAGACTCAACGGTAAGACCATTTTTTGTAGTAAAACTCTTGTTGTTATAAAAAAGATTTGTCGCTTCTGTCTCTGTCATGCCATCAGCCATAACATAGTCAATAAAGGCAACAGATGCCTGCTGCATGGACTCAGGAATTCCAAGTTGGCGTAACGTTGCTAAGATTAAGTCTTTCTTGCTTGTAGGTGTAGCATTAACAACAGTGCTATTAATAACTGACCTCTGGTCAACAGTAGGTGCTGTTACATATAACCCTCTGCCATCTCCAGTAGGAGTGGTAGTTCCGCCAATTTGCTTTGCTAAAGAAAGGGCATCTGAGCGTGTTTGAGCAAGAAGGTCTTGCGCTGCAGTTTGAGTTGCTTTTGTTTCAGCAAGGTTCTGTGCAACGTCTTTTGACTGGAATGCTAGGTTTGTTTGCTCTGCAATAATCTTTTGATTGTTAAGTGCAATCATTGCCTGTGCTTGCTTGAGAGGATTACCTTGAGCAGCAGCAACCTTTGCACGGGCTGCTTCTACAGCAGCATTCGCTTTATCAACGGATGCTTTAGTTAGTGGAGCACCGCCACCTTCGGCTAGTATAGCCATTATCTGAGACCATCCCTTAATGCGTTAGCAATCGATGTACCTTTTGCTCGTCCAGCGTCACTTGTATTAAACTCTGGAAGAGATTCGAAAAATGATTTCATCTCATTAGCGTTCATGACTCTTACTGTTTTTCCATCGTTATAGTTTAGAATCTGACTAAAGATGGGATTTGATTTATCAAAACTTGTACCAAGGTAGTTGTTTGCAGATTGAACAATTGGGTTAAGAGTTGTAATTAGGTCTGTTCCAGCATCGAAACTATCCTTGAGTCCTGGGTAAAGTTTTGCAGCAATACCACGAACTGCAGTAATCTTTGCAGTCATCTTCTGCTCTTGGATTGCAGAATCGCCACTTCTTACAATATCTGTAGCGAAGGCAGCAAGTTCATTAGTTGGAGGCTCAGGAAGCATGTTGTCTTTGTAGACACGCTGCAAGTTCTTAATAGTGTCTTTTACTAAGCCAGACTCTTCTTTGCCTGTAATCTTGTAGTTATCTGCCAGGAACTTTCCTAGGAAGGTATCGTACTCAGCCTGAGTAAATCCTTCACCACTGACAACTTCTTTTGAAGTAGCACTAGTAGAAGTTCCATCAGCATTAGCGTTAGCATTTCTAGTTCTTGTTGTCTTTGCAAGTTGGCGCTCAGCCTCTGCGTTGTACTTATTTTCAAACTTTGCAATCTGTTCATTAGTTGGATAGAAACCAAAGGTCTTAAAGTACGCATCGTTGAGACGCTGAGTTGCATCGGTCTTATCAATGCGCTTAAGCGCTGTAGATATTTCCTTGCTAAATGTTGGTCCGCCGCCAACCTTGGCGTAAGGACTCTGCAACTTGTTATCAAGAGTTGTATTCCAGTCCATGCCATTGATATAGCCCTCTTTGAAGATAGAGGCAATAGCGGTTACATCTGCCATATCTAATTGACCTAGCGGACTTGTACCCTTAGAGAGACCAGCAGTTCTAACCTTTGCTTGCAATACATCAAAGTCTGTCATGTCTGGACGGATTGTTTTAGCATTGCGTAAAGTATCAAAGAAAGTGGATGCACTAATAACAAAAGCCTGTGGGTCTTGAGACCATGCTTTAAAGTAAACACCATCATCTGCGCGGATTGCTTTTTTTAGAGCATCACTATTGCCAGTTGAAGGTCCTGATTGGAAAGGTCCAGTTACCATTATTTAGCCTGCGCTTTCAAAAGAGGTGCGAATACTGAATAGTACATATGAGAGAACTCAGGGTTTTCTAACATTAACTTGGTTCCCAATGTTGTCAACTCATTTCTGTATTGTGTATTCAGCCAGAATCCGCTAGAAAAGTCTGGTGTTACTGTGACTCTATCTCGCTGTAGTACTTGTTGTCTTCTTTGGTACTCTGCGTAGAACTGTGCTGTCTCTGCGTAGATAGGAGACTGCTTAAATGCTGGCTCATTGAGAGCCAAACCGACAACTTCTGCACGAGCCTGAGCACGACCAGGACTTACGGCTTCAATTGGTTCTCCGCCGTATTTCTTATTAAGGTCAATAACCTGCTGTGTGTACCAGATATCTGAATGTCCTTCAAGGATTTGCTGTTCAGTAATCTGAGACTTCTCTAGGTTATAAATCAAGTTTTCTGCAGCATTGGAAAGTTCTGCTGTTGATAGTTTTTCACGACGACCAGATGCTACTTGCCAGTTGTAGTAAGCCATTGCTGCTTCTCCACCAGGGAAGAAGTATGGAACAATATCTGCTTCTTTACTTGCATAGTTTCCAACTACTGTTGCGTTCTTGTTTAAGAATGACCAAGCATCTTGAGTTCCTGTAACAGACTTAGTAGAACCACTGAGGATTACGCTAAGATTGCCAAGACCGTACTTCTCTGAGAAGTCAGCAACAGATGCTTCATAGTCTCCAGCGTTCTCTTCGCTTATGTCTTTCCATGCCTTGTAGAGCATGCTTTGAGCCATAAACTGATACTTGCCTTCGCTTGTCTTTATCTTAGATAAGACTTCTTGAGTAGGTGTAGCAGGAAGAATGCTCTGGAAGATTGCTGTGAATCCAGAAACCCAACGAGACATAGATTCTGCTTTTTCAAATAATGCGTTGCGCTGTGTGTCATCGGCAAATGGATTATCACCATAATCCTGAGTTGATGCAAGGTATCCTGCCCAACTCTTTACGCCCTTTTCAACAGCAAGTTGGTCGTTCATGCCAAGCATAATTGTTTTGTTCAACCATGCTGGTACGACAATATCGTAGACACCCTTTTCGCCAAATGGAAAAATCCATTGACGCATGAAATCATAGGCAGGACCGAATGACTTAGACTTGCCAGATGCTTTAAATGCAGCCTGCATAACAGGACCAACACCAGGCATCATAGGGTTTACTGCGCCCATAGCAAGGTTAAGAGATTCAACGGGTGCTGTCAGTTGGACAGCCTGTGCTGCATCTAGGTTCTTACCTGCAAATGCACCGAAGAGGCTACCTAATAGTGGATAGCGGAATCGATTGACACCGAACTCATCCTTGTAGATAAATCCTTGAGACTCTTCGTACTGAGTACTTGTAACATCGTAGAGCGCAGCAGAACCTGGCTTAGTAAGAGCATCGAATGCTTTACCAAACTTGTATACCTGAATAGGGTTCTTTGCTGTCAACTCTCCCCAGGTCTTGAGTGTATTCAAGTGAGCCTGTAAGAAGGGGAAGATTAGTCGCATCTTGTTTGTAGAATCAAGAGTTCTACTAGCATCATAAAAGAGAGCCTTAACTGCTTTACCCGCAGTGTCAGATGCTGCAACGTGTGCATCACCGTATGACATAGAAGACTTGAAGTCTGGAGTCTTTTTACGACTTCTGATTTCAGATTCAATAATTCTAATTGTTTGATTCTGCTTACCAACTGGGATGAACTTTCCACCCTTAGATAGTCGGATAGGAGCAAGAGTCTTCGATGCAGACTTCTGAAGTTTCAGTAGGTCATCTAGGCTCAATGCAGGAGCATATCGTCCAATATGGTCCCAGTATGACATTCTGTATTCAGGACCAAAGTTAGCAAGGTTTTCTGCTCTTGCTGCCATTCTAAAGAATGCGTCAATTCCGTTTTTAAGAACGTTGCTGTTTTCCTGTAGCCATGCCTTTGTATCAGAATAGATAGCGCTGGCGTTAGGCATATCTTCTGCTGGGAATAGACGTGAAAGTTCTTCTTTAAATGTAGCGATTCTCTTTCCGCCTTCTTCAAAGTCCATAGAGTTCTTGTACTTTGGCATACGTAATACGTAACCAGTACCATTATCTAGTGGAACTTCTACAACTCCATCAGCAAGCAACTTGCGGATATAGATACCCTTTGGTCCAGTACCCATCAGACCATTAAGTGCTGTTGCATAACTTGCTGTTGAGTTTTCATCAAACAGCCAGTTTCTGACACCAGTAATATTAATGTTATCTTTTACAAAACCCTTAGTTCCATCGAGAAGGAATATCTCATCAAAGTCAGATACCTTACGGTTTCCTCTTGATACACGAGATGCTTCATAAATCTCTTTAAGTACATCAATTCTGTCAACATCATTGATTCGGATAGGCTTGTTAGATATTAAATCATTGACTACGGCAGCCTGCTTTTCAGGAGTATCTGCTTTTGCAACCAACTGCATCATATCATCGATGTTAAAACGAGATAGTGTTGTGGCAAATGCTTCGTTAAACTTAGGGTGGACTGATTCAATAACTTGATAAATCTTTCCTAGAACGCGAACCTTAGCATCAGCAGAGCGTGGGTCAGCGTGTGATATCTGTCGTCCCATAAACTCAAGGTATTCATCCATCGCTTCTGTTGCTTTAGTAGCACCTTCTGCGTCTTTGAATGCATTCTCCATGATGTCGTTCTTGTACTTCTCAAAGTGAGAGAGCAACTTCTGCATAGAGTTTCCATTTGGGTTTCCTGCCATCATAGCAAGGTATCCAAAAGGATGGTTCAGTAGAGTATCATGACCTGAAAGATACTGGCGAACCTGCATCTCTCCAATATTACGAATAACATAAGATATACGGAATGCTAACTGCGCTGTACGCCAGTGTTCTCCAACTTGTACTTGGAAAGCATCTAGATTTGCGCGAGTACTAAGTAGTGGACCACGGCGCTTAAAGTCTTTTACTGCTTTAACAAGAGCCTTATTGTCTGGCAAGCGGACAACATCATCAAGGAATTGATGTGCGTAAACTGCTCCAGTTGTAGGAACTTCCTTGCCATCAAGTAGTGCAATGAATGGAAGTTTATTATTTGCGCGTAGAGAGTTGGCGTAGTTTGTAATTAACGCTCTATCATCTCCAGCAATCTTGAGTTCTTTCTGTAGAATATCAAGAAGTTCGCTGCTTCCAGGAGCATACTTGTCGACAATTGCTTTGTGAGTCTGTTGGAATGCATCGTCAATAATCTTAGCACGAAGTGCATTGATGCTTCTACCTGTTGTAGCAGACGCAGCAATCAACTTATCAATTGTACTGTCAATAAGGTCAACTGGAACTTCTGCTGATTGCATCCATTCGCGTAATCCTGTGCCTAGTTTATCAAGGTCATCAAGAGGAAGAATGGTAGAGCGGATGTAGACTCTAGACATAGCATTGTCTAACTTCTGGATTGCTTGAATCGCCTTGCCATTAGGAGCCATTACAGACTTAATAACAGGAACTGATGTTGCAGCAACCTGTCCCTTTAGGGTCATGCTACGAGCCAATTGTGGGTCTGCTACTGGGTCTGATAGGTGTGTACGCAATACTGCAAGTACTTCGTCGCCTGTCTTTGCAGCAGCGAGTTGTCCAGCAACTTCTAGGTCCATCTTGTTGTTAAATAGACGTGAAATCTTAGATGCGCTAGTCTCTTTTGCTACGATATTAGCAACTACTGCAAAGCGCTTTCCAAGAAGAAACTTATTAACCTTAGTTAAATCATCGGCAAGTGGTCCACCGATACCATTTACAAGACCTGCTTCTGCACGAAGAAATTCTTTTTCTGCAGCCTTTTGACCCATTCTAAGTTCAAGGTCCATAAGTTTCTGCAAAGGCGCATACTCTGGATTGTTTATAATATTAGCAATCAAATCTGGGTCTTTAGCAGCATAATCCTTGAGTGCCTTAATTTCTTTAAGGTTCTTATCCAAAGAATTCTTTGCTGCTAGTGCAGCATCACGTGCTGCCTCTGCGTTAATTACAGCATCCTGTGCTGATACAAGTGATTTAGGTACGTCAACTACGCTTGTGATATTCTTGCTATCTGAAAGAGCGTTGCTGATTTTGATTCCCTTAGCAGCAAGAACGCCCTTGGATACTATTGCAGTACCGCCGATGCCACCATGAATCGAACGGATGTTCGAAAATGCGTCTACTTTGTAAAGGTCTTCAATAACGTTAGTGAGGATTGATACAGCCTCTGTGTTCTTAGTTGCTGCTACCTTGCCAATTAATTGACCAAGGTTTTGAATTCCTTCGCCAAACGCAAGGTCATCAAAGAAGCCAGAACCCTGAATTGTCTTAAGGGCATTGATAGTCTTCTTAGGGAATGCGCCAGTTTGAATAATAGTTTCAATTTCATCAGCAACACGAGCACGTAAAGTAAGTTCTAGAGTGGCTTCTTTTTTGTTAAGTTTGCTGTAATCCTTAGCCAAATCAAGGATATTGATATCTCCCTCTTTAACGAGAGATACTAGGAACTCATCTGCTCCGTGTGCAGCAGGTACAATCTTGCCAAACTGTGGTAGTTCCTCAACCATAAATGCGCCAGGGAATGCTTTGCCAATGTTATCTGTATCTGCAGATAGTTGTGAAAGAGTATCAATGAATGTATCTTGATTCTTTCCAACAATAATGTCTTCAACGTACTTGACTACGTTTGTATCATTTAGTGCTTCAACACCCTTGACCAGTTTATCGTCAACAGCGCCAATAATTGCATCTGCTTTAGCAGTTGAATGCAAGACTTCTGCATCTGTAAGGTATCTGTTTGCTTGCAGGTATTCTTCTTCTGCTCGCTTAAATGTGTTATTTACAGCGCGAGTAATCTCGCCTTTTTCGTTCTTATAGGTATCAAGCAACTTCTTTTCGTCAGCAGAAAGTGCGATATCTTTAGCATTAGCAGCAGCCTGTTCGCTCTGTGCAATAGCACGTGATTCAGCAAGTCGTCGTCCCTGCTTTGCTGCTCCGACTACACCAAACTCTGCAATCTTTGCTACTTTTTCTTCGCTGACTCCTGCTTTAAGCAGTGCCTTACCAGCAACTCCTGTTTTAATAAGAGCGCCAGGTCCAAGATAAGTTGTTGGGTCTAGTGCAACGTTAAATACTGCGTCAATTGTTCCAGATGCAAGTTTGAATGCAGTGCTGTTAGGGTCTACGCCAACAGTTGCTAGCGCACCACGTCCAATTGTGAAAGATTGATTGTTAACGCGTCCAAATTGCTGCATAGCCTTAGCCTGCTGCTTACCAACGCGTGATTCTGGGCTGATAAAGAAACCTGAGCCAGTGCTTACGCCGCCACCATCAAATACATCTCTAACTAATGCACCAAATTGACTTGTTTGACCAGCAATAGCGTTGATTGGGTTCATGTCTTTGACAATTTGACCAGCAGATATGTTCTCGCCCTGTGTTACTGCGTACAAATCACGTGCTACTGTTGTTAAATAATCGTAAGGAGAGCGGAACGCTGCAAATCCTACTCGTGTTGTACCCTTGAATCCGCCATAGACAGCATCTCTAGCCTTTTCAAATAGGTTCTTGTCCTTTTGAAAGGCAGATGGAAGGGACTTTGTATAAGTTGCTTGTCTCATTACCTGAGTAATGCCGTCAACTGTAGCAACTTTGTCAATTCCAGGAGTGGCTGCGTTTGCTCCAGCCTTAACAAGACCAACAATTACATCTTTGCTAAGATGTGGGTACTTCTTTACAATAGAATCAAAGTTAGAATGCTGAGTTCCGTCAAATCCAATTAACTCGTATTCCATCATACGCGCAAGAGCGTCGCCAGATGTATTAGCAAGTAGAGTCGCGCTCTTCTTAGACTGGCGAGAAGTTGGTTCGTAAATGCCTAGATTCATTGACACTAGTGCATGCCCTCTTGGTCGTATGATTCAAGGATGCGTCGCAAAGCAGGTGATGGAGATGCTGCGTACATAGCAGAGAACAAGACAAGTCCTGGGTCTGGGCTGCTCAAGTTAGGTGTTACCAAATCTCGTGGAGTGCGTCCAGCAGTATCCATGCCTGCGCCATCTGTAAATGGAACATTAGGATTTCCTGGAGCAAATACGTTAGTAACCTGCTTGCTCATCTGAGGAAATTGATTCTGACTTACAGCACTACCAGTTGGTTCAGTTGCAATAGCAGACTGAAGAGATTCGTTCTCTAAACGAGCACCTCTAGGACCGCCTGAAGCAGAGCCAATCTTTGCATCGCGCTGAATTCTCTTTACTTGAGCACTAGGGTTTTTATCGGTACGGCTAGAATTAGCACCAACTCCCGAAACTACTTCTTTAACCATTTTAGTCCTCGTCTTCGTCCATGTATTTGGAAATATCAGCGTCTGTTGGGATTTTCCATTCAACCCAATCAGGATAAGATTCTTTATCTGTGATGAGCGCTAGCGCTACATCGTGTTTAAATCCTGCTCTTAGCAGTGAAGTATAGAACTCGTTAAGCCAGATGCAGTACATTTCCAAACGATTGTATTCGTTGGTATCTACTGTAACCACTCGCTTCTTTCGAGTTGCCATTTCTTCTCCTTGTTACATTCCTGCTAGAATAGAACCTAAGTCTTGTGGTGCTGGAGCCTGTCCTGGTTGTTGAGGGGCCCCGCCAGAAGGTTGTCCAGGAGCCGCTGGGGACGGGGGCGCTTGCTCAACTGGGCCTTGTGTGCCTGGCGGAGCCATCTCTGGCTGTGCTGGTTGTTCAGGTGTTTCCACCTTAAACACTGCCAACGCAGCAGCCTCGATACTATCCCCTTTACGACGACGTTCAATAACGTCGGCAATATTCTGGATTAGTTTAGATGGGTCTTGACCTTGTGCGGCCATAGCAGGAATTGCTTGCGCACTTGCAGTGATTGCTGCAGTTAAGTTCTCGCGCATCTTCTCGATTTCAATACGCTGTTCTTCCATAGTAACGTTAACGCTCCATGGTAATTCACGACGAATGAAATCTTTTGATACTAGGTCTGCACCTAGCGCTTGGAGAGAGAAAATCAGGGCGCGAGAAGGGTCTAATCCAGCCATCAAGCCATATCGGACTTCTACCGAAGTATCGCCCTTAATGTCCTTGCCTGGCATGTACTTTAACTCGTACGGCGTACCTTGTGCTACACCTCTGACACTCTTATCCTTATTGAAAAGGAGTTCATCCATTTCAAAACACAACTTGATAACATCTTCAAGTACCTCAGCAATAACTGTTTGACCAGCCTTAATCTGAGAATCGAAGGCACCAAGAAGTGCCTGGACACCTTGACCAGTGATTACACTAGCGTCAATGTTTCCAGTTCTACCCTCAGGATATCGAGCACCGAGTCGTAATTCAGATTGGAGTGCTGATTGCTCCTGAAAAGTAGCAGCGGGAATGTCCAAACGGACACGCCCAACACCATTAGGTTGATTTGTACGAATGATTGCGTCAGGACCCATAGGCAGGTCGATAACGTCATCAGGTACAACAAGAGGCGCCTGGATGGACTTTTCAGCCGCTTCCATAGCGAGGTTAGCAAAACGTGCACGTGCAAGTTGTACGAATAGAACATCGTCAAATTGTCCACGTGGCTGACCATCCAAAGAAGGACGCTCTGCAATAACTACAGACATACGCTTCATTGGGTTTGCCGCTTGGCTTAAAATTAAATCCTTGCGTGAAGGAACATACAGGATGATGTTGTTCTTATCCATGTAGCGGATAACTTCAATCTCCTGATTAAGATTCTGGTCCATACCGAACTGACCAAGGATTGCTCCAGCATATTCAGGGAACTCATTAACAAGTTCACCCATGCTCTTTGAGTAGCGCTTTGCGTAAGCAACCACACGACCAAAACGGTCACGCTCATAGTAGGCACCAACTGGGTCTTCAACACGGATACGTGGAAGGTCATTTTCCCAATCAGGCTCTACGTGGATAGGCAAGAAGCCGTAAGTAAAGTACTGGTCTGAACCTGGGTACATCTGAGTCTGCAGGCGTGATGTATATACATAGTTGTTTGCAATCATGCTGCGCTTATCCGCAAATGTGCGGGCACGGTCAGATGTAACATTAGTTGTAGAGCAGTTGATTGAAGGTAGCGGTGCTAGAACTTCAGCCAAGTCTCGGGCTGCAACATCCACAAAGTTAGCAACCATGGCATGAGGCATGTCTGTAGGGAACATGTCAGGGAATACCTGAGCCATTTGTCCCTTACGTACTGCAAGGATGCTAGCCATTTTGCCGTCGCGCTCAACAGCGCGATGCTTCATGGCGTCTACACGCCGTGCAATAGTCTTGATGTCTGCCATTGTTATCCTATTCGTAATCGCCAAATTCGTAATCGTTTACATTTACCATGTAACGCGTAGCCTCTTGGCGAGGTGTAGCCCATTTATTTGGAATGTGACTTTGAGTAATTCTTGTAGTACCGATGACTTCACGTGCACGTAGTTCACAGAACCAGAGTGCCATGATGCAGTCTGTCTTGCCTTTAGTCTCAGGCTTCCAGGTAATCAATTGCTGGATGAGAGCCTTTACGCCTTCTGAACCATCCTGTGAAGGAAGTTCCATCAGGTTATCATGATTGAATGTGTTACCACGCATAGTCCCAAAGAGACCTGACATAGCAGCCACACCGAATGATGTGTCCCATTTATTCTTACCAGTGAACTGGCTCGAGAATTTTACACCCATAGAGGCTAGGTAGGTACGGAGTGTCTCATCCAAGGCGTAAGCCTTCTGGTGCGCGTTGATTTCAATACGCAGTTCATGAGGTCTGTACTTCTCACACCACGACTCAATCAGAGTTTGAATCTTCTGAGGAGTAGGGTCTTGCATGTTCTCTACATCTAAAATATATCTCTTGCGGGTCTGACGGTCAACAGTCATGATTACCGCCGCAGTGTTGCCGCTCATCGCTGGGTCAAGACCCATGATGGTGTACCACTGACCCTGCTCAGCAGGATGTCCTGGTGTGCCTGGCTTTAGTTTGCCACGCTTGCGCATCCTGTTGACTGAACCTTGCACACACGCAGGTGGAAAGATGGAGTCTTCTTGGACGTCTTGCTGCTGATAAACCAATGCCCACGCACTCGGGGAAACTTCAGAGCGCCGCCTAAACAGAGCGGGCCCATCCCATTTAGGATAAAGACCGTTCTCATCTGGAAGGATGTTCTCATCCGAACCTTCCCAGGGTAAATTAGACTTGGGCCACAGCGTAACCCACTTCTCAGGGTCATCATCATACTCCAATACAGCAGGCATGGACATGTATGTAAAAGGAGTCTTACCACCAGTCCAGTGGTCAGGGTTCCTAATCTCACGGTATAGGTCGTTGGAGGCAATACGCGTTCCAACAATCAGCAACTTACC